AAACGATGTCTTAATCTAGTTAAAGCTTTATTAAGATCATCTTCTTCTGCTGTAGCAACCACAGGTATCATAAAAGATTGTCCTTTTTGCATGTCGCTAAAAGGATAGTTGTAAGAACTTACTCTTGCTCTACTAGGTATAGGCACACCACTTTCTATTTTAATTTCTTCCGTCATTTTATCTCCTAATGTTTAATAATTTTCTTTACTACACCTTCTGATTCTAAATAAGGTAACCAAAAAGCTAGTATATGAGTAGGGGTAACTTCTTCTACAGAAGTATCTATATCTTGACCAGCATTG